GCCGCCGCTCGACCCGCGGGCGGCGGCGTTCATCGCGTTGATGGCACGGCGGCCGCCGACGGCGCGGACCCACTCGGGGCGCATGATCGCCTCGCCGCCGGACAGGGCGAGCGCACCGCCCCCGTCGGGGCTGAAGAAGTGGTAGATATCCCGTCCCGGGGAATAGCCGGGAAGGACGCCGCCACTCGCATACCCCGGGATACCGGATACGTCCGGGAGCCGCAGGGACAGCCCGAGCTTCTCCGCGATGGCGTCCGCCGTCTTCTTGATGCCGTCTCGGTAAACCGTGTTGATGATGAAGTTGATCGGCTTGGCGGCGACCGACTTGACTCCGTCCCACACGGTCTTAATGCCGGTCTTCATGTTATCGAAGGCGGTCTTGATATTGTCGGTGACAGTGTCGAAGATGGGTTTGACTGTGTCCCGGAACCAGTTGGCGACCGTGTCAATGGTATTCTTGATCCCATTCCACACGGTCTTCAGGCCGTTCCACAGCGTGTCTGCACCCGATTCTATCCCGTTCCATACGGCCGAAATAACCGGCTGCACGTACGATTGGAACCAGGAGACCACCGTCAGCACCGCTGATTTGATTCCGTTCCACGCGGCCTGCAGGCCGTTCCAGAGGGCCTGCGCGCCATTCTGGATGGCGGTCCACACGGTTGTGAGCACTGGCTGCACGTATGACTGGAACCAGGAGACCACCGTCAGCACCGCGGCCTGGATCCCGCTCCACACGGCCTGCAGTGTGGTCCAGAGGAATTGGGCTCCGGCCTGGATCCCCGTCCAGACGGCGGAGAGCACCGGGGCCACATACGCCTGGAACCAGGCGACCACGACCTGAACCGCGGCCTGAATCCCGGTCCAGACAGCCTGGATACCGGTCCACAGCAGGTCGGCGCCGATCTTGATACCGGTCCAGACAGCGGAGAGGGTGGACTGCACGTAGGTCTGGAACCATGCGACGACGATCTGGACGGCGGTCATAATCCCGTTCCAGACGGCCTGGATACCGGTCCAGAGCATTTGGGCTCCGGACACAATACCGGTCCAGACGGCGGAGAGCACCGGGGCCACATACGCCTGGAACCAGGCGACCACGACCTGAACCGCGGCCTGGATCCCATTCCATACCGCCTGCACGCCGGTCCAAAGCATTTGCGCCCCGGCCACGATCATGGACCACACGCCGGACAGGACCGGGGCGACGTAGGCATTGAACCAATCGACGACGAGTTGGACCGCAGTTTTAATCCCCGTCCACACGACGATGAATGGGATACTCAGCGCCCAGAGGCCGACCTTGATTCCGGTCCATACGGCGTCGAAAACCGGTACCACGTAGGTGGTGAACCAGCTGACGACTGTGCTCACCGCGCTCTTGATCCCGTCCCAGACGGTGGATACGACGTTCACGAGACCGTCCCAGATCCCTCTCAGGACGTCCACTGCCCCTGAAATGGCTGGGACCACGTAGGTGGTGAACCAGCCGGCGACGGCCTGCACCGCGGACTGGATTCCCGACCACACGGAGCTGACGACGTTCACGAGACCGTTCCACAGGCCACCCAGAACGTTCACGGCGCCCGAGATGACCGGGACCACGTAGGACGTGAAAAAGCCGCTCACAGCGCCCCACACGGCGTTCCAGGCGGCACTGAGCGCGTCCAGAGTCGCGTTCCAGTAAGGGGCGATCCAATCGAGGAAGCGCTTGAAGGCGTCGGTGATCGCGGCCCACGCGCGCTTCCCCGTCTCCGTCTGAGTGAAGAACCAGATCAGCCCGGCGACAAGGGCCGCGATAGCGGTCACGACCAGCATGATCGGATTCGCGTTCATGACCACATTGAAAGCCGCCTGCGCCGCCTTCGCAGCATTCACGGCGTTCTTCATCATGTCGAGCGACGTCACCCATTTCATGATGCTGCCGGCCGCATTGATCGCTGTCATAGTCTTCGTGACGGTCTGCATCGCCTTGAAAGCGATCGTCGCGGTGCCGACGGCCACCGCGAGAGTCGTGATGAGATCCTTATTCCTGGTGGCCCAATCGAGGAGCCCGACGCCCGCGTCCACGACCTTCAGGACGGCGTCCCGCAGGCCCTCAAGGAACCCGACAACAGGGGAAGACGGGTCGAGGCCGAAAAGCGGCTTGTCCGTGTCCCCTGTCAGGATGATCTCACCAAGTGACTTGACCGACGGGACCAGTGTCCCCGTGATCCAGTCGCCAGCGGCGCGGGCTCCTTCCCCGATCCGGAAAAGGAAGTCCACGATCCGTGAATCCTCGTCGAGGCCGAAGAGCTTCGAGGACCCGTCGAATCGCCCTTTGGAGAGGATATCCCAGACGCCCTGAATCCCCGGGATAAGGGTGTCATTGATCCACGAGAATGCCTTCTCGGCGCCGGTCGCGACCGTCCCCATGAAACTGGTGAGGGCGGGCTTGATCTTATCGACGATGCTCATACCGCCGGACACGAGGGCGGCCTCGAGGTTTCCCCAGGCGCCCTCGATGGTCGCCGTTGACGTCGCCGCCTCCTTGGCGACGTCCGTCATGCCGAGTTCCATGATCGCCGCGTTGAACTCTTCGGCGGTGATCTCGCCCTTCTCCATGGCCTCCCGGAAATTGCCGGTGTACGCGCCAGCCCTGAGAAGGGCCTCCTGGAGCTTCCCGGACGCGCCGGGGATGGCGTCGGCGAGCTGGTTCCAGTTCTCCGTGGTGAGCTTTCCCTGACCGGCGGTCTGGGTGAGGACCATGCCGACGGACTTGAAAGTCTCCGCGTTGCCGCCGGCGACCGCATTGAGGTTACCGGCGGCCTCAGCGAGCCTGTCGTACCCTTCAACATTGTTCGATGCCAGCTGGGCGGTGATCGACTGGATATCCGATAGACCGTAGACGGTCTTATCGGCATAATCCTTTGTGGACTTCGTCAGCCGGTTAATATCGTCGGTTGATTTCCCTGCGAAACTGAGGGTGTTCTTGAACTTGTTGGTCGCGTCGGAGGCGTTGATCGCCTGCCCGGCGACGTCCGCGAAAGACGTCGCCAGCCCGACCGTCCCGGCCACGGCGAGCGCCCCGGCCGCGATCTTCCCGACCTTCTGGAACGCCCCGCCCAGACCGCCCGTGATCTTCCGCTCGGCTGGCTTGGTATCGACGTCCCCCAAGGCCTCTTTGAGCTGCTGGGAGATCGCCTTGGTGGAGAGGGCCACCTGCACCCAGGCGGTGCCAAGGTTATGGTCTGCCACGGGGCCTCCTCTCCGATTTGTTTACGCGCGGGCCAGATCGGCTAATTCAGGGTGTCTGGCGAACCAGTTGTCGGCCTTTCTGACCTTGTGCTCCTCGGCTTCTCGGGCCTTGTCCTGCCAGCCCGGTTCGGGCGGCTGAGGCGGCTTCGGCAGGTCCGAGTTTTTGGCGCCGACGGCGGCCGCGATATAGCAGGAGATCTGCCAGGCGGCCATCCTGGTGGCGGTGACCTCATCGGACAGGGCGGCGTCACCGCCCATGGCCCGCCCCAGGGCGCTCCCCGGGGGCAGGCCCCGGATGAGGACCAGCAGCCTGCGCGGCGTCAGCGTCCCTCTCCACAGGTCCAGGAGATCCACCGCGTAGACCCGCAGGAGATCGGCCTCAACCTCCTCCCCGTGCTCTCGCAGGAGGGCGGGGAGGATGATCAGTTTCCCAGGTTCAGAGCCTCGAAAACTTCCTTGACGAATCCGCCCATGGATTCGGCATCGATACGGCCGTTCTCTCCGCGCAGGTGCTCCTTGACGTCGTCGAAAGCGTCACCCAGAGCGGCCTTGGTGACGCGCACCATTCCAGCCGGAGACACCTTCCCCTCCTCCATGGCGGCGAGCGCCTCGACGACCTCCCAGTCGCCGCTGACCGCCGTCGGATCCACCTCGATGGTGAGGCCCTGGACGGTCACCTCCACGAGGCCGCCGCCCGTGGCCTCCGCCTCCTGGTGATCCTTGGGCGTGGCGGCCCCGATACTGGCGGCCCTCTTCGCGGTCTCAGACTTCTTCCCTGCCATGTCGGTCCCTTGCTTCTAGTGCGACCGGTCCCTGGTGGAAGTATGACCCCGCCCCGGTGCGGGGACCAGAATCGCACCGGGGCGGGGAGAATATCGGCCTCAGGCCGGGATCAGCGCCTTCGCGTTGGAGTAGATGATGAAGTCGCTGGTCACGGAGAGCTTGTACGAGTAGGCGGTCAGCTCGCCGACCTTGAAGGTGATCTCTCCGCGCTCACCGAGCTCGAGGCGCGGGAAGACAATGCGCATTCGCACCGCGTTCTCGGTGGATGCGGTGTCGTAGAGGTCGACGATGCCGGAGAGCAGAATGACCTTCCGCTGGGCCTTCGCGGTGATCTTCGCGACCGGGGTCTTCGCGCCGGCACCGATCTGCTCCTCGATCTTCTCCGCCGTGGCGTTCAGGTAGCGGGTAACGGTCTCCAGCTTCGACTCGAGGATCGCGGCCTCAAAACTGGTCTCCGAGGAGTCCATGAAGGTACGGACCACGCCGTGGCCCTGGTGACCCTTGATCTTGGTGACCGAGTCATCCAGGGCGAGCTTCATCCCGTCCTCGGAGATCCACCCGCAATCGGTGAATCCCTGGGGAATCGCGGTGACGAGTCCCTCGATCTTCGTGCCGAGCTCAGAGTCGTAAGGCCCCAGGTGGAGTGAGTCGTCATCCGACCCGAAACCGAGGACGTTATCGGCGTTGACTGGCATAGTGCATCTCCTTATGTGTTTCGTGTGGTGATCTGGTAGGTCGCCGTCGCCCTGGCGGCCGCAGTGGTAGGGTCGGGAGACTCGGCGGGAGCATTCCCGGTGACACGGGTGACCGGATAGTCGTGGGCCGCCGTGAGCGAGTTGATCGTCGTATCGACGCGCATGGCCAGCTCCATCGCACCACCCATGGTGGGCGCGAAGGAATCGATGGTGACCTGCCCGGTGGAGAGCACCCTGTGATGCTGCCCCTGGCCGCCAGTGGCGATCACCAGCACCAGCGGCCCCGGCGGGGCGCCGTCCGCGTAGGGGACCGTGGATACCACCTGCACGTCCGCCAGAGCGGCCCTCAGGGCGCCTATCACGAGGGCCTTGGTGTCATGGGCCGTACCCGCCATCAGCCGCCGCCGATCGTGCCGAGCACGCGCTCCAGGACGTGTTTCCGGGCCTGCCTGATGCCCGCCTCCCTGGTGCCGGCGTGCACGTAGGCGCGGGCGCGATTCCCTCCGCTGGAGGAGTGGACCTTGAATCCGTCTCCCGCGCGGGCGCGCAGATTCTCGGCCGCTCCCGCGACGACGGACCGGGCCTCGGGGGAGGTCAAGAGCGCTGCGACTCCCTTCTCATCGAGCTTGAATTTCACGAGCCCGCCCATTATGCGCCTCCAGTCTTCTTCGGGTCGGTGGCGGCGTGGAGCGTGACAACCGTGCCTTTGGGCCACCCGGCCGGCGCTCCCTCCACCCTGTAGGTGATGCCAGCGATGCGCAGCATGTCCGAGGATTTGACGTCTGGGCGCTGGCCGCGCCAGTAGAGGGTCGGCTGGGAGATGACCGGCGCGGATCCGGCTGCCACGGGCTCGCTCGTGCCTCCGGGGGCGAAAAGCGCGGGCGGAAGCGGGCTCTCCACCACCTGGCCGGGGATGGGCTCCCCGTACTGGTCCGCCCCGGCCTCGCCCGCCCTGAGCCTCGTCACGTCGACCCGACCGGCGGCGATCACGGGGTCACTCTCCCAGCCAGCAGGTCCACCTCGAATGCTCCCGAACGCTGGCCGCCGAGCTGCTTCAATTCGGCCGCCTTCAGATACATATCCCCCTCAGGATTTGCGTAGGAGAATTGGTCGCTGAAAGGGCCGGTCGTGTGGGTCTCCGCGGATACCGGTCCGCGCGGTTCGGTGAGACCGTCGGCTCCTCCCTGTTCCGCCAGCATCGCCCTTCTGACGACGGCGCAGCAGATGCGGCGCCGCGTTTCCTCGGTTGCTTTCGCCCACCGTGGGGCGGATGATTTGATCATGTCCGTGGCGTCGGCCAGGAGGACGGTGGCGCGGGTCTGCTCCTGGGAGGACAGGCCCCGCCACCGCGCCTCCAGGTCGGCTACCGTGGCGAAGGCGTCAGCCATCGGCGTCGGCTCGCGCGCGGGCGCCCCGGCCGCGCTCCCGGGGACTCCCATCGTCAGACTCGTCGGTCTCCTCGGCGCCCTCGGTCTCCTCGGGGGCGTCGGTCACGGTCTCCGGGGCCACCCACTCCGGGCCGAGCGCACCGGCGATGACCTCATCGACCAGGATCGTGACCCCGGTCTGGATATTCTTCAGTCGCACCATGATCAGGCCTTCTCCTTGATGAGCGCGAATCGGTCGGTGAAGACATACCAGCCGTACACGATCTCCAGTCGCAGCGCGATCTGGTTGTGACGCTTGAGGTCTCCCTGACCGTCCGGGTCGCCGAATCGGATCAGCTCGATCGGCAGCTCGCGCTGGACGCCCCAGCGGATACCGTCACGGAAATCGCCGATGATGGCGCGGACCTTCGTGTCCGTCGCCTCCGGGGTGCCGGAGACGGTATTGCCCTGCGCGACCGGAATCCCTCGGAAGTCCGTGATATTCGTGCCGAATCCCAGCTGCGGGTAGCGCTGGTCGCTGGTGGGGCCGGCACCGTCCTTCCGCTTGAGCTGGGACAGGGCCCAGGAGAACTTCGGGTCGAATGCGGCCCCGGTCACCTGGATGGTGACGGGGGCGTTGACCAGGAGGCCGACGGCGGCGGAGAACTCGTCGTCGAGGTCGGCGGTTCCGGCCGGGTCGTGCTCCACGATCTTCGTGGACGCGGTGACGTAGTTGTCCCAGCCGGAGATCACATTCCCGGTGAGAGGGTTGACCCTGTGGTACATACCCAGGTCGAGGGCGCGCGACAGGGACACCTGCCCGGCGCCGGCGAGCTCGTTGAGGACATTCAGCTGGTAGTCCTCAGAGGCCCACTGAACCTCCTCGTTGAATCGCATGGTCACCTGCGCCTTGTGGGGCGCGGCGGTGACGACGCCGAATCCACCCTTGGTGGCGCTCTTCTCGCCGCCCTCCTCCACGAACTCCGCCTTCGGGAAGTCATTGAAGGTAATGTAGTCGACCTTCCCGAATCGCATGGGCTCACGTGCGGAGAGCCGGGCGACGGTGGACAGGGTGCGCGTCTGGGTGATCATGCCGTCGGCGATCTCCCTAGGCATCAGGACCTTGATGTCCTCGGTGCTGAATAGGGTTGCCATTTCCTATTTCCCTTTCTTTGATTACTTGTTTCCGAACAGGTTTCTGACCGCCTGGAGCGCGGCGTTCGGCGCGCCCTGATCCGGGGCCTTTCCGCTGATGCCCGTGCCGCCCGCGACGGGAGCGCCGCCCAGAATCCCCTTGAGGACCTTCGCGTGGGCGGCGATCTCCTCCTCGGTGTCACCGCGGAGGGCCTCGACGGGGACGCCCTCGGTCTTCGCCGCCGCCGCCTTCCATCCGGCGACCTGGTCGCGGTGCTCGTAGGCGGCGATCCGCTCCTGCGCGGCCTTGAGCGCCTCGGCATTCTTCGCCTCGGCGGCCTTGAGCTGGGCGTCGAGGGCGGCGGCCCGCTTCTCGGCCTCACGACGGGCGGACCGCTCGGCGTCGAGGGCCTTCTTGCCGGCGTCTCCGAGAGCGTCGGTGGGATCGCCCGTCGCGGGCTCACCCCCAGTGGGCTCAGCGGTCTTCGACTCGGTGGGCGCAGTAGTGTCGGCCATTGGTGGATTCTCCTTCGGTGAGTGGTGCCATCGCGGCACGACGAAACCCCTGCCATCGCGGTAGGGGTTCTAGGTGGTTTCGGGTCACTCGTCGGAGTGGATTCCGTCGGTGAAAGAATCTGGGTCGATGCGCCGCATCTCGGCGGCGATCGTCTTGTCGTCGAGCGGGCCGCCGGCGGCTTTCACCGCAGCGCGGGCCCGGCTGTAGACGGCTCGCAGCCGCCCGGGATGGTAGCCGTCGATCCGCCCGGCCTGCCCGCGCCACAGCGGCGTCGGTACGCACGAGCAGTGCGCGTGGTACGGGTGCCCCTCCCCAGCGGTTTTGGAGGATTCGTACACGAATCCGCGGGACGCGAGCATTGCGCACCAGGCGCAGCAGCCGCCCCGGCCGGGGACGCGAGCCCACCTGGGGCGGGCCGGGTCGGCGGCCACATTCGTGGTGACCGTCGATTTCCCCTGCCAGCCCACATACCGGGCGAGGGCCTCCTGGAGCAGGCCGGGCACACCACTGGGATCTGGGCCCCACAGGCCGCCAGCGGCCCAGCGGACCGTCCGGGCCGTCTGCTCGTAGGACGGGCCGTCGGCCAGGACTGCCCCATAGGATCCGCTGGCGGCCTCGGCCCTCATCTGCTCGTACCATTCGGCGGCCAGGGTGGCGGCGACGTCGCCGTACCGGGAGACTATGGCCGGGAAGGCCTCCAGGAGGGCGTCTCGCACGATTTCAGGGCGGGAGAGGTCCAGGTGGCCGATGGCGGCGTCCAGGGCCGCCACAGCCCGCCTAGTGGCCTCATCCAGGCCGCGGGACAGCCGCTCCAGATCAGCCCTGGTCGTCACCGGACGTCACCTCGGCGGGCGGCGGGGCCGCCTGCTCGACCCGGCCGGGAGCAGCCGCCAGCAGCCGGTCCAGCACTCCCCCGGCCTGGGCGCGACGCTGATCGGAGCGCACCTCCATGATCTGCTCCTGCGTCAGCCCGGCCAACCGCATGGCCACCGAAGTGTCCGCGAGCGCCGGGAAAGCGCTCACGATCTTCACGGCCGTGTCCGCAGCGGCCTGCGGGGACACATACCGGGCCGGTGTCCACGTCGGGTGCAGCTCCCACGACTCGGCCGGCGGCTCGGTCAGCCCGTCGCGCACCATGATCGCGTTCTGGGCGGTGCGCCGCAGGGCCGCGGAGAAGCATTTCCACTGGTACTCGGCCTCGTCGGCAAGGGCGGCCTCGGCGGCCTGCATGGCCTCCGCCGAGGCGGGGTTGTCGGCGAAAATGCCGACCTGCGACTGCGGCAGATTCGTGGCCGCGCAGAAATTCTGGGCCAGCTGCCTGTACATGGACAGGTGCGGCTCCATGCTCATCTGCGGGAATTGTCCGACGGCGGGCTTGTCGCCCTCCTCATTGAGGTCCAGGACCGTGATCCGGCCGCTGATGGCCGACCACCTGGATTGGCCCTCGAAGGCTGACTCGGCGGCCCCGAGCACGTACCGCTGAGGTGAGGAGAAGAATTCGGCTCCGGTCTCGGCGCGCACGAGGGTGCGCAGGGCCGCGTCGGTGAGGTAGCGGACCTCTCGGGTGATCCGCGAGTGCCCGAATGGGCGACCGACCTGCGGGTCGTAGGCGATCTTCTCCACCATGACCCGGCCGGTCCGATTCGGGAGGTGCTCCGCTTCCCAGCGGCCGTCGCGGCAGCGCATCACGATGATCGCGTCCCGCGTCCACATCACCATCTCCGACGGCGACTCGATGCCTTCCGGGACGTCTTTGGTCATCTCGGTGACGGCGATCGCCGAGTCGATCTGGCGGCGCCGCATATCCCAGAGGGCCGATGACCACTTGGCGTCACGGGCCTGGATCACCACGGGCGGCTCCCCCGGCTGGGTGCCGGGTTCGACCGTCAGGAACGCCACGCCGTGCCGGTAAGCCGCATTGAAAACCTGCGGCAGCTCGACGTCGAAGTCGTTTTGGGCCAGGATCTCCCCGAGCTCGAAGGGGTCGGGCGACCCGTCCAGGGAGAAGCCCTCCCACACGTGCTTCCGGGCGAGGGCCTGCACCGCCTTGGCGGGCCAGCCGAGCGCGGCCCGCGTGTTCTGCATCTGCGGAGGAATGGAAATCCCCAGGTCCGTGAACGCCTTATGCCCGTCATAATAAGTATCCAGGAGGACGTTCTTATCGTATTTGGCCGACCACTTCTGGTAGAGGAGGGTGAGTGCGGTCTGCTCGTCATCGGTGAGACCGACGACGCCGACCGGTACCGGGGACAGCATCATAGGATTCGCACTCCTCTCGGCCTGTTGGAACCCTCCGGGTCGATGGGCCGGCGTTTCGTGGTCTTCGCGGCCCAGTGGGCCAGGGTGACGGCATCAATGCCGGCCGAGGTCATGCCCTCCGGTGCCGCCCAGCCGAAGCCGCCAGCCGCGCCGATCTTCCGCCGGCTGATGACGGCGGCCTCGGCTGCGAGCTCCGGGTCATCCGGGTGACTGAGGGTGCGGTCGCGGATTGCGGCGTCCATCATCGCGTGAGCGGCGATGACCTGATCCGTCGTCGGCGTCCAGATCGTCGTCGGCGGGAATCCGGCGGCCCGTAGGCGGTCGACGAGGTCGCCGGCCCCGGATTTGCCGTCGACGACGATCTGCGCCCACCGCTCCCGGTGCTCGACCAGGTAATCCACGACCCAGTGGACGCCCTCGCCCATATTCCGCACACCCTGCGTAGTGCACAGCTGGGCGTAGACGGCCTCGGCCTTCCGCACGGGCTTGCGGCCAGCCCTGGCCAGCGCCACCGTGGACCCATCCACGGAGAAGCGGACGGCCGCGCACCAGCGCAGCCCGCGCGGCGGCTCCTCCGCCTTCAGCGCATCCCACGCCTCACGGCCGATCGCCTGGCTGGCGACCTCCGGATCCCAGATTCCCAGGCCCTCACGGCGGAAGCTCTCGGGGCCCAGCTGCCGCTTCATCCGCAGAATCGCCGACTCCGGCGTCCGGTGCGGGTAGGAGGGGTTCGCTTTCCGCCACTGCGCCCGGTCGTCAGGATCGGCGTCATCATCCGCTCCGATCTCCACATACAGGCCATCACGAAGGTCACCGGCGAGCGCAGCCTTCCGGAAGCTCCGGAAGGCCTCGGACGGATCCGTCGGCCGCGGAGGCGTCCCCAACCGCAGAATCAGCGGATTCGGGGCCGTATTCACCGCAGGGACCATGTCCTCCAGGGCCTTCTGCCCGAGAATCTGCGCCTCATCGAAGACGATCACGCAGACCCCGGAGAATCCGCGCCCGAACCCGCCCTCACGGGCACCGAACAGGATCCGGGACCCATTGGTGAAGGTGATCTCCTGCTGACCATTAGCGGCCCGCACATTGGCTACATACGGCGCTATCTTCGGCTTACCGGCGAGGCCCCGCATCTCCGCGAAGGTCTCATCCGCCGTCCGAGTCCGGTGCGCCGTCCACAGAATGAAAGTCCTCTCATACAGCGTGCACAGGGCGAACGCGAGCGCCCCGAACGTGTACGTCTTCCCGGCCTGACGGCAGATGGACACCTGCACGCCGTCGATCCCGGCCGCGTACAGGCCGCCCTTACGCTTCGCGAGGATCGCACGCCCCAGACCATCCTGCCAGCGGTCGAAACCGAGGCCGAACCTCTTGGCCCGGTCACGGACCGCCGGCCATCCGGTCGCCGTGATCCCCTCCGGCAGGATGAGATGCTTGGCGATATCGGACAGGCGGGGCTCAGATATCCCCGAGCCCATCCTCATCCTCCGTCGCCTCAGCCGCCTCCTGGCGCTCGCGATCAGCCCGCCCCGCGTCAATCTCCTGGATCGCCTTGTTCACATCGATCAGGCGGCGCGTCAAGGCGGCCAGATCACGAGGCGGAGTATTCGGATCATCAATGGCTTTCGCGAGGGTCACGCCCATCGCCGCCAGCAGGGCCCGATTATCCCCGGACGTTATCGCCGCCAGGACACCTCCGGAGGTATTGGCGGGCGCCCCGACATTCTTCACGGTGCGGAGCCTTCGGACGGTACTCATACAGCACTCCCTAAGAGAAAGTCAGTGGGGAGAGATCCCGCTA